ACCCCATTTATCATATATCACAACAAAAGATTAAAATGATGATTGAGTTATATTTTAATTATAGACAATGTGGATAGTTTTTAAAATTTTTCATAAGTCTTAAAAAAGAAAGCGCTTAACTTGCTCTAGATACTTAATTGCTAAATATGCTATACTATTTAAAAAATTAATACAATTTGGGATGTTCTATTGTAAACAAAGGGGGGGCACATCATGAACAGTCCAAACGAATCAAGATTGTTAACTTTTTTTACTGACAAAAAGAAAGATCCGTCATACACATTAGCTCAAGCAATTGGACTCGTCCTCGGACCACTTCTTTTTGCATTGATTTTACTTTTTGTCCGACCAGATGATTTATCTTTTAAAGGGGTTTACGTCTTAGCGATAACAGCATGGATTGCGGTTTGGTGGATTACAGAAGCCATCCCAATTCCAGCGACAAGTTTATTACCACTTGTCCTGTTACCGTTAGGACACGTCATGAACAGTGCGACCGTATCCGCGCAATATGGGAATGACATTATTTATTTATTCTTAGGTGGCTTCATTTTGGCCATTGCGATGGAACGTTGGGATTTACATACACGAATTGCGCTCACGATTATTAGCAGTATTGGTACGAGTACAGGGCGCATTTTACTTGGCTTTATGGTCGCAACAGGTGGCTTATCGATGTTTGTGTCGAACACAGCTGCGGTAATGATTATGATTCCGATTGGTTTAGCGATTATTAAAGAGGCCAATGCACTGAAAACCGAAGCGGACAGTGAAGAAAGTATTCAAAAGTTTGAACGTTCACTTGTGTTAGGTATCGGTTATGCCGGCACGATTGGTGGATTAGGTACGCTAATAAGTAAGACATACCCCCAATTAATAGAAATCAACATCTAGAATGTTTATTGAATTGGGTTTTTTGCCTCTAACCCCTTTAATATACTCAATTTTAATAGATTTAATTGCTCTTTTGATGAACTCAGCTTTCAATTCTAGATCCATTCTTTCCCAACCCTCAAGTAATGAGTATTTAAAGTCTTTGATTTGCTCATAATCATATACTTTCCTATCGTTCTCCTTCTTTTGCTTATTATAAACTGCTACCATATCGTCTAATTCTTTAATAAGAGGTGTGAGTTCATCTTCTCGCATTAAACCTTTCGCAAATAATATATGATATCTTTTGCGCTCTTCGTTAATTTTATCTATATCAATTTCAATTTCTTGTTCTTTCTCTTCATTCGTTTCTACCTCGTAATTAGTTAAATCGAAATTGCTTATATAAGTATAAAATTGTTTTAACGCTTCTTCTTCGCTGAAACTGAAATTTTCAACACTTTTATCATATTTACATCTGTCGCAATAATAATGTTTAGAATACCACGTCCCATTTTTTTGCGTTACATGCTTATTAGTATTTAAAGTACATCGATTTCCACATGTCGGACAAACCAATTTTCCTCTAAACGCTGAAATATGCTTTACTACTACACTGTTAGTTCTTTCACTGATGCGTTCTTTTATTTCTTCATATTCTGCATCAGTGATAATGGGTTCGTGTGTATTTTCAATAAATACATCACTAAAACAATAATGCCCGCGTGCTACAGGACTTTTTAAAGCGTTTCTTAACACACTTCTGTGCCACCGATTGCCGATAGGAGCTTTATAGTTAGAGTTATTTAACTTGATTGTGATTTCCCTTAAACTTGTACCTTTCTTAATTTCATCAACCGCAAAGCGTAAAACTTTGCTATATTCATTAGGTATAAGCTTGTTGTCTACGCGGTCATAAAAGAAAGGAGGAGTTGTTTTGATTAATCCTTTTTGAGCAGCTGCACGTCTACCCATAAAGGTCCGCTCTTGAATTGTTGTTCGTTCCCATTCGGCCATAGCACCGACAAGAGTCACAAATAACCTCCCCATAGCCGTAGATGTATCGTAAACCTCCGTCGCACTTCTGAACGACACATCATTCTTTTCTAAAATTTCTAATATATCCAATAAATCACGGACAGATCTAGTTAATCTATCCAATTTGTATACTAATACTAAATCAAATTCATTAATTTCTTCGATGAGTTTGTTTAAAGCTGGTCTTTCTCTTTTTGCACCCGAATATCCTGCATCTGTATATATTTTATAAACATTCCAATCATTTATATCACAAAATTGTTTAAGTTTGCGCTCTTGTTCTTCAATCGAAAAGCCGTGTAAACTTTGTTCGTGTGTGCTTACTCTTGTGTAAATCGCTACTTTCATCACTATCACTCCTAAAAATTTGCAAAAAATAATAAGGGTAGACTTGCTACCCAAAAATTATTCATTTGTCGCGTCGTAGTATTCGTCGCCATTCTCATCAGTTTTCACATTGTTTTCTGATGGTTTTGGCACACTGTTGTCATAAAGGGACGGATGACCACCCACGCCATTTTGTGGTATTTTTTCACCTTTCGGTTGGTTATCATCAACTCTAGTTGCAACGTCGTTGTTTTTATAAACGACTTGATCCTGAGTATTTACTTGACTTTCGCTATCGTTTGACGATGTTATGTTTTGGTCATTCGAGCCGTTCAATTCATCAGTAATATCGTTTACAGCTGAGTAGTCAACCGTTTTTAACTTGGATAGGTCGATTACTTTTTCTCCTAGTTTTTTACCACCAACACCCTTAGTTGCTTTCAATGTTACTTTATTGTCGTTTTGAAGCTCGTACCCCATAATACCTTTAGCTGTTTTTCCTCTTTTAATAGTGTCATAGGCGTGTTTTGACCATTCTTCGTAATCGCCTGTATTAGGCGTTGTGCCAGCGTCTAGTTCCGCTATTGAGTTTTCTGTATCTTGAAGAACTGTAAATCCAGCCATAAATATAGTGTTTGGCGCTACGTTTTCTCTACCTGATTTGCTTTTAACTTCGTATTTAAAAACAACGGACTTTTTACCACTATCTTTATCATTGACGATAAAAGTATCCTTGATTTTCAATACCGCGTCATCTATAACTAAAGTATCATTTGTGAATTGTGGTTTATTCTCATTCACCTTAGTTTCTTGTTTTGTTTCACTTCCTTTTTTGTCGTTTCCACATGCACTTAAAACTAAAATACTAGCAAACAATAAAAATATTAATCGCTTCATATTTTACACTCCTTAAAAATTGTTTTTATATAAAGCGTCACAAGGACGCTCGATATTGTATTCATCTATTTCTTTTTTAGTAATAGGTAGATTGTTTTTAACTCTATATACTAATTGTTCTAATGTGTAGATAGGAACCATTTCAGTCCCATCATCTTCTAAACGTTGCACTTCAGTCATGTGTCTTCCTCCTACAATATAACTTTTCCTGCCACTTTAATGTCGTGGCTACTATCAAAATGTAAATCAGGATATTTTGAGTTCAACGAAACCAAACGTATACCTTTATCACTGATAAATACCTTTTTCAAATAAGCTTCACCATCAATAACAAAGATACCAATTTGGCCACTGTTGATTTGCTTAGTTTTGTCGATAAAGATAATCTCTTTATCCTCAAACATAGGTTCCATAGAGTCACCATTTACTTGCAATGCAAAGTCGTGGTTAGGTATATGTCCATTGTATTGTGTTGTGAACTCGACACCATCAATCAACGTTTCTCCAGTGCCTGCTGAAGCATAGCCATAAACAGCGACCTCTTCTGAAACTATGTTATTCGAATTTATATGTAAGACTTTGCTGTTTTGTTCGTCTAGTTGTTCAGTAGCGAAATCTAGTACACGTTTTTGGCGTGGAGGTGTGAGTTGAGAAGAAACATCATTGATTTTAGCTATGACCTCTTGATTGTTTGATTCACTAATTAAATCTAGTGGTTCGACTCCAAAAACATTAGCAATTTCAGGTAACTTGTCTAACTTAGGACTTCTAATACCTTTCCTCCACCTTGTAACAGTTGTGCGATTCACATCTACTAAGGCAGCCAAATCACTATCACTCATATCTCTTTTGTTCATAAGTCGTTCTAAATTCGAAGAAAATGAAGTCATTTTTTATCTCCTTTAAACGTATTTTGAAATTTGTAACTTCATTATATGCCTAAAGTTCCAAAAATGCAACATAAACATAATTTGATGTGTAGAGTAAAAAAAATATGTTAAAAACACTTGCAATTTTGGAACAATAGGTTTAGTATTGTTTTTAGGAGGTGTTCCAAAAATGCACAAAGATTTATATAGCTTTCGCAAAGCAGCTAAAAAAAATCAAGACTATATGGGAAATCTAATAGGTGTTTCCGGTCAACAATACGGAAAAAGAGAACGCGGAGAAATCCCGATTAGTTTAGATGAAGCTATGATTTTTTCTAAAGCACTTCAGATTCCTATTCAAGAATTGTTTCCAGAATATTTTTTTATTAAACAAGTTCCAAAAATGCACAAAGAACCAAATCCAACTTAAAGGAGGAATAACAATGCAAGAATTACAAGTGATAGAACAAAACAATGAATTTTATGTAGACAGTCGCGAAGTTGCGGAAATGTTAGGCAAGGAACATAAACACTTAATAAGAGATATAGAAAATTATAAAAGTGTAATTTTGCAAAGTCCAAACTTGGACCCTGCTAATTATTTCGAAGAATCAACTTATACCGGCGGAAATAGTCAGTCATATAAACGTTACTTACTCACTAGAAAAGGTTGTGACATTGTAGCAAATAAGATGACAGGATCTAAAGGAATTTTATTCACAGCAACTTATGTAGATGCGTTTCATGAAATGCAAGAGCACATAAAGAAACAATCTCAAATCAACGCACCTACTACTCAATTAGAAGCGATTAAAATGTTTGTTCAAATTCAAGAGGAACAACAAGCATTTAACAAGCGCATTGAAAGTGAAGTTACTGGCATTCGTCATATTGTAGGGATTGAAACGAAAAACTGGCGTAACGATACTAACAAAATTTTAGCTGCTATCGCTCAACATCTTGGCGGCGGAGATATGCACAAGAAAGTTAAGAGCGAAGCATATAAAGCGTTAGAGGAAAAAGGTCGTTGCAATTTAAAAATACGCATGCAAAATCGAAAGGGCAAAATGTTAGCGAATGGTGCAACAAAATCACAAATCAATAAACTGACGAAGCTAGATGTCATTAACGACGAACCGAGATTAATTGAAATTTACATCGCAGTTATCAAAAATTTAGCAATCAAGTACGGCGTTGATGTAAGTCAATTTGAAATCTAGGAGGAATAAAATTGAACGCGAACGATAAATTAGCAATCATTCAACAAATTTTAGGTGAGGTCTCATATGAGATAAGCACGGCATTAACAACAGATGAATCCTCTAAGTTTGAAAGAAAAATCGAACATAACGGAAAAATTTACACCATAGAACAAACTAGAGAATCTTTTTTAGAGGATACCTTGATAAGTATTAGCGAACGTCTTGAAAATATAAACTTTGGTCACATTTAGGAGGGGAACAAAATGCCAAAACATATTCAGCAAATCCTATTTGATTTGCAGTTGCATGCAGGAATTGCAGAGGCGATTTGGAAAGAAAAAGGTTTAATCAAAGGAGGTGATTAACATCAAACATATACTAGCAATATTCATGACCGTATCAGTCGCAATCGTACTAACGACAATACTCGCTTTTGCAGAAGTATACTTCACGACAATGCTATTCATAGTAATCCTAGCAGAAGCTGTGACGTATAACTTAACTAAGTATGTGTACGAAGCATTAAAAAAGACTGAATGCTAATGGCAGTTAGCAAACAGTCGAGGTTGAAAAATTTGGAATAAATTTCAACCTAATTATAACAGATTAGGAGGAAGTAGCAATGTATTTTCCGAATGGCGAAGAATTTTCAGGAATCATCGAAATTGAAGGCTTCAAATTCCGTAAACATGTCACAAGAGAAGAGGATTATATCTTGATTGAAGTAACTGACATGACATACAGAGTCATCGCAGAAACGAAAGTGTCCGATATTTCAGATGTAGACATTGCGCAAGAGGTTATTAGTGCAGCGTTGTATGACTACATCGAAAACGAAACAGACGACTTAGACAAAATTATGGCTCATTTAATTAAAAATTAGGAGGAATCAACATGGAAAACGAAAAAATGTTAATCACATTAGAAAGATACGACCAACTCATCGCAGAAAGAGCGGTTTACAAAAATGAAGCTCAACGTTTAGAAGATGAAAATATCGAGCTTAAAGCTCAAATTAAGGATTTGGAAGAAGAGAATAATAAAATTCCATCGATTCATTTCAACACACCAAAAACTACTGATGAAGAGGAGGTGTTAATCGTTGACGACACTATTTAATTTGACAGACGCGTATCAACAAGTTTATGACCTCATAGCTGAACAAGGTGATGAGACTGTGCTAATCGAGACACTACAAAGCATCAATGACGCTTTAGAGGACAAAGCGGACGGATATGTAGCTGTAATCAAAACACTGGAAGCTGACAACGTCGCTATTGATGAAGAAATCAAACGCCTACGTCAACGTAAGACATCAAACCAAAACGGAATCAGCAGGCTTAAAGAATCATTGCAGTTCGCAATGGAATCAACAGGCAAAGAGAAGTTCAAAACGGCGCTGAACAGTTACAGTATCGCAAACAATCCGCCGAGCTTAGACGTTACCGAAGAATCGCTGATACCTAAAGAATATTGGGTGTCACAAGCGCCGAAGTTAAACAAAAAAGACTTGCTCAATGACATCAAAAACGGTGCAGACATTAAAGGTGTAGAAGTGAAGCAAACTAGAAGTTTGAGGGTGAGATAGATGACAGAAGAAAAAAGTGAAATCGATATTCTGAAAAAATTAAAGATTAACAATATAGCTCAAAAAAATAGAAAGAAATATTACAAATTTGCTATCTATGGAAAAATCGGGACTGGTAAAACAACATTTGCGACTAGAGATAACAATGCATTTGTTATTGACATTAATGAGGACGGGACAACCGTTGTTGATGAAGGTTCAGATGTAGCGATTGAAAACTACCAACACTTTGTATACGTAATTAATTATTTGCCCAAAATTTTAGAACAGATGAGATCTAACGGACAACAAATCGACGTTGTTGTCATAGAAACAATCCAAAAATTAAGGGATATGACGCTTAATGACGTAATGAAAAACAAGGTTAAAAAGCCTACGTTTAACGATTGGGGAGAAGTTGCAGAACGTATTGTAAGTATGTATCGATTAATTGCGAAGATGCAAGAAGAATATAAATTTCATTTTGTCATTACAGGTCACGAAGGCATAAACAAAGACAAAGATGATGAAGGCAGCACAATCAACCCCACAATCACTATCGAAGCTCAAGAACAAATAAAAAAAGCTATTACCTCTCAAAGTGATGTATTAGCTAGAGCGATGATAGAGGAATTCGAAGAAAATGGTGTGCGTGAGGCTAGATACGTTTTAAATGCAGAGCCATCAGATAGATTTGAAACGAAAATAAGACATTCCCCATCAATAACGATCACAAACAAAAAATTTGTTAATCCATGCATAAGCCAAGTAGTACAAGCAATTCGAAACGGAAACTAAAAAGGCTAAAAGGACGGTAACTAATTATGAAAATCACAGGTAGAGCACAACACATTACAGAAACAAATCAAGAAGCATTTATGAAAGGCGGCGAATTCTTAGGCGCTGGAGAATTTACAGTAAAAGTAAAAGAGATTCAATTTAACGATAAAGAAAATCGATATTTTACAATTGTATTCGAAAATAATGAGGGCAAACAATTCAACCATAATCAGTTTGTGCCACCATTCCAAGAGGATTTCCAAGAAAAACAATATATTGAATTATTGAGTAGATTAGGAATCAAACTAAACTTACCGGATTTAACATTTGATACTGATCAACTTATTAATAAGTTTTGTAATATCGTCGTGAAATGGAAGTTTAGAGAGAATCTAGGACGTTATATGGCGCAACTTTCATATATCAAAGTTTGGAATAAAGGTGATGAAGTAGTTAATAAACCAACACCTAAAACAGACGAACAAAGAGCGGAAGAAACACAAAATAATTCCAACAATCAGCAACAAACACCAATGTCTCAACAAAGTAATCCGTTTGCAGGCAGTGACCCATTAGGATATGACGACCAAGATTTAGCATTTTAAGGTGTGATTTGAATGCAACAGATTACAAGATACCAGGCGGACAACGACGGTACATACTCCGTCGTTGCTACTGGTGTAAAACTTGAGCAAAGTCATATTGAACTTTTAGAAAATGGTTATTCGATAAACGCAGATGTAGAGGTACACGACAACAAAAGAATTTCGAATGATCAACGTAAAAAGATATTCGCATTATGTAGAGATATAGAACTACATTGGGGCGAACCAGTAGAGTCAACGAGACGTATATTTCAAGCCGAGCTAGAAATAATGAATGGTTACAAACCAATAAGTCTAAGTAATTGCAGCATGAAAGTGGCAAGTGAATTGATAGAGTTGATTGTAGCGTTTATATTTCGCCACCAAATACCGATGCAAGTTGAAACGAGTATGTTATTGAAAGAAGATAAAGCGTTGTTGTATTGGGCTACTGTTAACAGAAACTGCGCAATATGTGGTAAGCCTCACAGTGATTTAGCACATTATCATGCGGTCGGTAGAGGCCGCAACAGACGCAAAATAGACCATACAGATAATAAGGTACTTGCGTTATGCCATAGACATCATACAGAACAGCACAACATCGGCATTAACAGTTTCAACGATAAATATCATTTGCACGACAGCTGGGTAGATGTCGATGATCGACTAAACAAAATGCTGAAAGGAGAGAAAATGAAATGAGCAGATTTCATTTAATCAAAATAGCACTCCTAATCGTCATCTTGGCGGAGGAGATTAGGAATGCTAGAAATTATAAAAAAGTTATAGTAAAACTCTCGGAAATAAAAAAAGGTATTGATACTCCACAAAAAATCAATACCCTTCGCGAGATTAGGAAAAATCAAATTGACTTCCTAAAAACTCTTTAAGGACTTCTCGGTTTGTCACTTCATGATGGAGTAATGAAAATAAAATCTGTTTTTCATTCTCAGTGTAATTTTCATGATTCTCTTCAATTGAGTTGGAAATATCTGAAGCGTACTTATCTAAAGTTTCTCTAGATATTTCAGTGTAACGTTCATCGAAGTATTTATAGAATTCTTCTTTGTTCATAACATCACCTCCAATCTGATGCAAAAGCATTCAGAAAAAATTATACCAGAAAGGAGAATACAAATGACTGATCAACCAAGTTACTATTCGATAATTACAGCAAACGTAAGATATGACAACCGTCTTACGGACAGTGAAAAGTTATTGTTTGCAGAAATCACATCATTAAGTAACAAATATGGATACTGCACAGCGAGTAATGGCTACTTTGCCAAACTGTATGAAGTTACGAAAGTTACAGTGTCACGCCGTATAGCTAATTTAAAAGAATGTGGATATTTACAAGTTGAAATCATTAGAGAAGGAAATGAAATCAAACAAAGAAAGATGTACCCCTTAACAGAAATGATAAGACCTATTAACACAAATGATAATACCCCTATTAACAATTCTGTTAATACCCCTATTATCACAAATGTTAAAGAGAATAATACAAGTAATAATAATACAAGTATTAATAATATAAATAGAATAGATATATTGTCGGGAGACCCGACCTCATATCCTTACCGTGACGTAATTGACTACCTTAACAAACAGACAGATAAGCAATACAAACCAACTACTAAAAAGAATCAAACAGTCATACGAGCTAGAACAGATGAAGGATTTACACTAGATGACTTTAAGCAGGTAATTGATAACAAAGCATCGGAATGGAAAGGCACAGAAATGGAAAAGTACCTGCGCCCTGAAACGCTATTCGGTACAAAATTTGAGGGTTACCTTAATCAGACGCCTAAATTAAGTGGTGTGGATCAATTAGAACGCATGAAGTATGACATGAGCTATTGGGAGGAGTAAAAATGAATCCTTTTGAAAAAATAGCTGAGAGAATACAATTTAAAAACGAAATCGTAGAGAAGAAAACAGGATTACATTGTGATAAATGCGGTAGGGATTATGACTGGTATAAATTTGATAACGGTTATGAGTATAAAGATGGTTGTGACTGTGAACTAATAGAAATGGGGAAAGAAGCAACTTTTAAACGTAAGCAACAAAGAATAGACGATATATTTAATCAATCGACTGTTAATCCATCTATTAAAAAAGCAACTGTTAATAATTATGAAGTTAACAACGATTCACAAAAATACGCTAAGCAAACAGCTATTGATTACGTTACTAACTTTTCGAATAAAAAAGGTGAAATGAAATCAATACTTTTTAGAGGTAGTTATGGTACTGGTAAATCGCACTTAGCTTACGCAATAGCTAAAGCGATTAAAAATAAAGGATATACAGTCGCTTTTATGCAGATACCTGACTTGATGGTTAGAATCAAAGCAACATATAACAAAACATCATCTGAAACATTCGAAGATTTAAAAAAGCAGCTCGTTAAATTAGATTTACTGGTTTTAGATGATATAGGAGTTAGCAATAGCGACCACGATTTATCTATGTTGTATGACATTATCAATAATCGGCAAGATAAAAACAACATCTTTACAACTAACTTTAAGGATTCAGAGTTAAACCAAGATATGCATTGGCACAGAATCAATTCCAGAATGAAAAAAGGTAGTCGAAAAGTTAATGTCATTGGCGATGATTACAGGGAGCGTGACGCATGGTAATTACGACAATTACAAAAGAGTTTTTGAAAGAAAATCTTGAGTGTTCAGATGTATAT